CGCCTTCGTTCAATCGTGGTTAGGCAAGGCAATGTCCGATTCTGAAGCATCTAAATTCGACATCGGTACTTTGTTAGGCAAAGAAGCAATGGTGTCCGTAATGCACCGCACAGCGAACACAGGGCGTACCTATGCAGACCTTAAAGGAGCTTCGCCACTCGCAAAAGGAATGACTTGCCCTCCACAGGTGAACGCAGCGTTTCTTTTAGACTACGACAGCCAAGACTTCGACCTTCGTTTCAGCATGCTTCCAGAGTGGCTACAAAACAAAGTGAGTTCGTCTGCTGAGTTTAGTCAACGTTTAGATCGTGCAGCCGACCAAATCAACAAAGCCAAAGCAATGTTGGAACAAAGCGGTTTAGTTGAGTCAACGGACGACACGGACGATATGCCGTTCTAAATTAATATGAGAGGGTTGAAATATACCCTCTCTAATTTTAAAAACCACACAATCAAATGAACTACAAAGAATTAAACGGATATTCAATTCGAGAAGGGTTTAACAAGTTCAATAAAGAAAACCCTCATATTTTCGAAGCGTTTGAAGACCAAGCGTGGAAAGCTATAAAGAAAGGAAGGGACAAGATAAGCGCAAAATTGATAATCAACTGGATAAGATGGCACGAGTTTTTAGAAAGTTCGGACAAAAACTTTAAGATAAACGATGCTTACCAATCTTATTACGCAAGATTCTTTATTGAAAAATACCCTCAACATATTAATAAATTTGAATTTAGAAAATTAAGAAACGAAGAAGGCGGTCAGTATATGAATGTAAACCCTGATAATGGTCAAGTATCTTTTCTTTAATAATAAAAACTATGAACAAGCAAATATATTCAACTCCGTTCGGTCGCCTTGTTAAGATTAACTTCAAGACAATGAAGAACTTTAAGACAGCGTTACGCATAAGCGATCCTACGGCGCGACTTTACGTTACACATCCAGAGCGAATGAGAATCAAAGACTTCAACAACATTTGTCTTCACACAGGATTGTCTCGCGAAGAAGTATTTAGCACCTTTACACCAACAATTTTAATAAACGAAGAAAATGACTAACGAGCAGATTAGACAAGAGATGATTGACATGATTCCTTTCAGGCACATGGAACGCTTCGAAACATTGTGGTTGATGCTGACACCACGATACGAAAGATTAACGACGCAGCAAATAAAGATTCAACAGGAACTGGAGAACGAACGTGAAATGTTTTGGAGTGCGCTCGAAGATATTACTTGTTCTGTTCTTGGAATACCTTCGCAGCAATTGTACACACCAACAAGACGACGCGACATTGTAACGGCACGACAAGTTATATTCTTTCTTATCCGTCCTTGCTACCTTCAAAGCTACGAATCAATTGGGAAGCATTACGGCAAGGATCACGCGACAGTAATGCACGGAGTGAAGCAAGTTAGTTGGCAAATCGAATGCGACAAGAACTACGCAGCCAACGTCGAAAGAATCTGTTACATCTTGAATGATATGGGTTATGCTAAACCTATGAAATTTTATACTAAATTTGTCGAGCATTTAGAACATCAAAAAGAAATCAAACTTAAAAAACAACTAAAAAAATGAAATCAGAACTTATCTTTTGTCCGAACTGCGAAAGCAAAGAACTCGGAGAACGCGTTGACGAAGTGTTGCGCGACCAACAACTTGCAGATTGGGACACCGCATACGAACACGTCGACGACGACGGAGAAATTAAAGTATGTTTCGATTGTCAAGAATGGGACGACGCAGACGACGACGCGAAAGGAGAAGGGTGGGACTAACTAAAAAACAAAAACATGATGTTAATACTACAACTCAAAAAGAGAATCGAGATACTCGAATCGCAAATGAAGGAACAGGAACAAAAGATAAACGACATACTTACTCGCTTGTCCGTTCCAACCGCACCAACGCTAATAGCAAAAGAAAAGAAGTTGCCATTTAAGAAACCAACGGTTGTTGAAATATACGACTACGCCTGCGAGAAACTAAGCGACAAAGACGCGCTTGCATTTACCGAGAAATTTCATGCACACTACGAAGCTAACGGTTGGAAGGTCGGACGCAACGCAATGAAAGACTGGAAGGCGGCGGTTCGCAAGTGGGACTTGTCTACCTTTGTAACTACAAACCAAAACACTAAAATCAAAAATGGAAAATTCGATTCAGACGCTGCGCAGCGCATCTACAACGACGCTCACAATTACACAAAGGGTTGATCGTGCAGAGCGCGAAAGCGCATTCGTTGCCGACTACGAACTCCCCGCGTTCGTTAAGTTATGCTCAAAGGTGTGCGCTATGTATGGCATCGCGCTTCCAGAGGCACAACTGTTGCAAATGTTGCATGAGTTTATAGGTAAGCACTTTCGTTGGGTTACGTTTGAACACTTCAATTTAGCATTCGAACTAAATGCAGCGAATGAACTGTCAAAGAAATGCGAACACTTCGGAGCGTTAAGCGTGTCTTTCATTGGTGACGTGTTGACGCACTACAAACCACACCGCGACAAAGCAAACCTGCAAATTCAGAGAGAGATTGCAGAATCAAAAGAACAAGAATCTAAACAATTAAAAGAAAAGGAAATGGCTATTAATGACGACAGCTGGAGAAGAATGTTTGCAGAAGACTTGCACAACTATAAAAAAGGAAAGTACACGGTCATTGAGATTCGTGCGGTGTCGCTTATGCGGTGGCTCGAAGAAAGCAAACAGATAACAGCTGACACTTTTACGGAAGAAGAATACAGGTTGTGCAAAGCAAACGCAAAGAAGAACATTTACTTCGAACAACAACTTGTTCAATCAATGGTTGAGCGCATGAGCGACCGCAAAAGAATGTTGTTGAAGGAATCAATTCGCTTTGAAGGTATGCGTGAGTTGTACAAATTATACTTGTCGAAGCAATGAAAAATGAATACAAAAGTTGGGAATGGATTCTTGGATTATTTTATCCAGTTGCAGGAATTTTGTTTTGGTTTGTTATTATTCATTTCATTATTAAATTTTGGTAATGCAACCTTATAAACCAAACTACCTGCCGCGTCAAGTTGAAGCGTTGAACTATCTCAACACGGATAGCATCGTTGAACAATTGTTATACGGTGGCGCAGCGGGGGGTGGCAAGACGAAGTTCGGTTGTATGTGGCAGATACAACGTCGTTTGAAGTACGCAGGGACACGTTCTCTTATCGGACGTAGCAAATTAGATACGTTGAAAAAGACGACCTTAAACACGTTCTTTGAAACTGCTGAGGAGTTTGGATTGATAGCAAACAAACACTACACCTTCAACGGACAATCCAACGTGATTAAGTTTTTTAACGGAAGCGAAATAGTTTTGAAAGACTTATTTGCCTACCCTTCGGACGTAAATTTCAATTCACTTGGATCGTTAGAAATTACAGACTACTTTATTGACGAGTGTTCCGAAGTAACCGCAAAGGCGGTCAGCATTGTTCACTCCAGATGCCGTTATAAACTAAACGAGTTCGGGTTAATTCCGAAAGGTTTCTTGTCTTGCAATCCTGCGAAGGGGTGGTTGTATAACGAGTTCTACATGAAGAACAACCGCAACGAACTGCCTTCACACCGCGCATTCGTGCAAGCGTTACCGCAGGACAATCCGTTCTTACCTGTTGCTTACATCGAATCGTTACGAAGACTTCCTGAATACGACCGAAAACGTCTGCTTGAAGGGAACTGGGAGTTTGACGACGACAGCGACAAACTATTTCAAACGGAGAACCTACTCCGAATGTTCCGCAACGAAGTAATCAATGAAGGAAAGAAGTATATCACAGCCGATATAGCGCGTTTCGGGAAGGATAGAACGATTATCTGCGTGTGGGAAGGTCTAACTATCATTGATATAATTGAACTCAATCGTGCAGCGTTGGACGAAGTGGTGAACAAAGTTCGTTTAACCTGTCAACAACACTCAATTTTATTGCAAGACGTAGTATGTGACGAAGACGGAGTTGGTGGTGGTGTCGTTGACTTCTTAAAATGTCGAGAGTTCGTCAACGGATCAAAACCAAAGCACGCACAATATCAAAATCTCAAAAGCGAATGTTACTATAAGTTGGCGCAATACGTCGAAGAAAACAAGTTGACTATCTTATCCAGTACGCGCAAAGAACAAATCGTTCGTGAGCTCGAAATGATTAAACGACACCGTGCAGACGTTGACGGTAAACTTATGGTAACACCGAAGGACGTAATCAAGAACCGCGAAGGTATTTCGCCAGACGTTGCTGACGCTATAATGATGAGAATGTATTTCGAACTTAATCCAAGTTATGGACAATATGTTGTCGGATAAAAACAATTTAATAATTTAGCATAATGAAAATAACAGAAGCCTTTGGGTACGATGAAATAGAAGAAGCCTGTAAAGGTTTAACAATGGAGCAATTTATACAGCAATATGCTGATGAAATTTTCGAAAGAAGCAGCGCCCGTAATCCAAACACTCCTGTAAAAGTAATAAAACACGCGTGTCAAATTGAATTAGATGCGTTAATTGAACATATGACAGAACATAAAGAAGTAATTGAATGGGCTTATAAAGTAAAACAACAAATAGAAAACAAACAAGAATGAAAAACACACCCCTTTACGAAACGCTCAAAATGACATACGATCGTGAGCGAGAAATCGTTAATTCAATAGCAACCTACTTCCAACAGGGAAAGATTCTTGGAGATATTCTTCTGGAACTTTCACAACGGAAAGACTTAAACGCGAAAGAAAAAATATACTTAGCTTTAATGATTGGAACAATGATGACTAAAAACAAAGAAGATGGCGCAGAGCAAAACTAAGAAAGGAATATGCGTGTACCTTCACAAAGACCTGTGGAATGAGATTGACGAGAAACGAGGTGAGAACAGTCGCAACATATTTTTAAGCGAAGCAATCCAGTTCTCAATGAAGTTCTACATTCCTGAATCTAAAGTAAAATTGCAAGAACAAACGTCGACAAAATAGCGACGGACGATGTTACAATCAAAGCGTGGTTTCTGCGCTTTTTTTGTTTGTCTAACTTTTTCTTTTCAGCAGTTAGACTGTTTATTTCTTCGGTCAACAACTGTTCCTTCTGTTCATAAGCAACAACGGTTTCTTGCAAGTTGTCAATCTTTCTTGCTTCGATGTTCAATTGTTCTTTGAGGTTGTCAATAACGAGCGAATCGGAAGCAATAACGCTATCACAGGAGTTCACCAAATGGATGACATCCACGCGAGTAATAGTATCTCGAATAACAATAGCAGAACGAGTTCTTTGATAGGTGGTTTTGGCTGAAGATTGCAAGTTTTCATAGTATGCGATTTGCTCTTTTAGTTCCAACTGTTCTTCGAGAAGCATCTGGTATTCCCCAGCGTTGTAGTTTATTATGCTATCTTGTTTCTGAACTTCAGTTATTGTATTATTTGCATCTTTCTTTCCCCACCAATTCCAACATAACACCAACCAAAGCAAAGACGTTCCGAAAAACAACAGTATTGCTGCGAGTATATTTCTGTTCATAAGATTTTGCCTTCGTGTATGCGGTGGTTCTTTACGCTGTAACTTCCATTGATACCTTTCTCAACTATTGCAAAGCCGTGATTATACTTCGAATAAGGGTTGTAGTCAGGACTTAACTCAGATAAGCAACCAACACCCCAACAAGTGATAAACTTACCGTTAGCATCGCGCTCGTTGTGTTCTGCGGTTTGGTGATGATGTCCGCATAACGCACTTACTTTTGTCTTCATAAACAACCCACGCGCTACGTTGACAGACGGAAGGAATTGTTTACCAAATTCGTGTCCGTGAAAGATTGAAAGTTTACCGATATTCAGTTTACTCTTACCGTCAATCCATTTCACGTCGTGCTTGTCGCAATGCGTCAACGAAGGAAAGTCGAACGCGTCGATGTCGAATAACTCAGGTGCTTTGATTCTCATGTAACGCCAGTAGCGTTCTTCGTGGTTGCCTTCTTTGTAATAGATATTTGCGTTCGGGAACGTGTGACGAAGCGACGCTAAGAATTGACGAATAGAATAAAGTTCGTCTTTGAATTTACGCTTGCGAGGATCTTTGACGAAGTCTGAAATCATGTGACAGTCTAACGCGTCGCCGTTCAAAATGATTGAATCACACCCTTGTTTTATGCCTTCATTTATAGCGCACTCAATAGCTTCGTTATCTTGGTAAGGAAAGTGCAAATCGCAAAGAATTAAAAACTTCGTTCCCTTCACTTCGACGTGTCTGCGTTTTTTAGCGTACGACTTTGGGAGCGCAAATGGGTTAAGTGGTCGTGTTTTTTCTTCGAACAATTTTTTATCTATTGTGGTTTTTCTTTTTAATTCGCCATTCTTTCCACGAATTGTGCGAATGAAAGACCTCGCGTGTTCGGTGTTTTTATAGACTTCTGGATATTCAGTAAACAACTTTTTCGCTAAGGTAAGCGTGGGTGTTTCTGAAAACTTACTACATATCTCCGCTGCTATTTGTCGTGCTGTCGTTAGTTCCTTTGTCATTTGATTTTTGGTTTGTGAATCGTTCAATTACTGTTCCTCCAAACAAACCACCACTTAACAACGCGAGTGTGTCGAACATCGCAATCGGAATAATGTAGGTCGTAAAAGTTGCAACATAACTGAAAACGATTAGGTTAATTGTAACAAATATAGCAACAATTCTTTTCGAACTAACTTTTGAACACGATGTTAACAAAGATTTTAACCATTCCTTCATAATACTTTTACAATGAACTGAACGATTAACCCACCAATAACACCAGCAGCGGTTGCAATACCACTCAAACGAGCGACTTGAAGACGTTGGTTCTGAATATACTTGTCGTGCTTTTGTACCTTGCTAACAAGACCTTCGATTTTCATCTGGTCGTCACCGATTAACACGTTGTAAATGCGGTCAATCTTCTTATCCATTTCTTGAAGCTGTTCGTGTATCAAAGTAATTTCGTTTTCTGTGTTCACGTTAAAATATAATTTTCGTTACGCTTTAAAATATAGTTGTATCTCAGCTTCACGACGACGAACTAAACCTTTCAACACAACACCACCGCCCTTGTTCCACAAACGAAATGAATTAGCTATTGTTGGGTCTGTTGGGTTAACGTTTAATTTCTTGAACACCGAAGAACGTTTGAAGCCACCTGTTCCGATGTTGTACGCAAGTGAAACACACGCGCTAAATTGGTTATCGTTAAGTGGTTGCAAAATGAACGGTGCGATTGAAACAGCGAACTGGTCAATGATAAACTTCGCCAATTCGTCCGCGCGTTCTTGCGTGATTACATCTCCGTCTTTAACCTTATCTCCGTTTTCGTAGAAGGTGTTTCCGAAACCAATCGTCCATACGTTAGCAGGACACTTATAAGCCTTCAATCGACAACCTTCAAACTTCTTGATTAGTGAATATCCTTCTGCGTTAACTTTCATTCGACAACTTCTTTATTTGTTTTTCTTTTCTTACTAAATACTTACGGAATTTTTCTTCGTAAATCTTTTGCTTTACCATGTCTTTCTTTCGTCCCCTTGTAGCCATGTGTTTTGTTTTAGTTATCTAATCCATCCAAGTCCCGGTCTTCTGTATTCGTACGGCATGCGGTCGCGTCCACTTGAAATCTCGAAAGCGTTCGACGGATATACGTTTGTCTGCGACCATATTTGATTCGTTGTGTTCGTCGTGTATTCTGGAAAGTCTGCTGAGTTCTGACACAAAAAGTCAACCATTCTTTGCGTGTAAAACATAGCTTGTTGTCTTGCTTGATCGCGGTAGTTCTGCAAGTCTGTTTGACTTATTGGTGTAGTGTCTTCGCTTGTTCTAATTACTAAACTTCCATTGTCCGTTTTAACGTACAAATGCGGCAACACTTCGTACATCGTCCACCACATTATCATTCGACGCAAGTAGTTGTCAAGAAGGGTAGCGTATGCGCCTGTAATGTCGTCGTTCACAACGTCTTCTTTGATGCGGTTGTAAAGGTCAGTTCCAAGATATAATTGTGCGTACTTGTCTTGCGCTAAATAAATCGCAGGATAAAGAAGTAACGGATCAACCGAGCCGTTAATCCAGCTATATTTTTTGATATAATTTTCGTCAATGAGTAGAACTTCGGGTTGTAGTGCCATTTTTTATTTATATTTTAGTGATGCTCTGTTGGGCATATCGTTAGGACGAACCGCTTCTTGTCCTTTTGGAAATAGTTCGTTTGGTATTGCACCTGTTACAACTTTGTCATTTTTCAATCCGTCGTTAGGCAAGAAACGTCCACCTTCTCTTTTGCGAAAAAATATCTTTCTGAACCACGCGTGGCGACAATAAACACCGCCTTTGAAAATCCAAATAGAATAGTTTGAAGAACCTTGCGGTGCGAACTCTCCGTTTACTCCGTCGTTGCCCATTTCAATAATATCTTCGTAACGGAACAATGCTCCCGACTTTGATAGTGCAACCATTTCTTGACAAAAGTCACGCGTTACAATTTCTCCGTCTCTGTATGTAAAATTCTTTGAATAATAATAACGTACTTTGTAAAGACCTGTGTCAAATTCAGCACTTCTTTCGTCAGGGTTATCGTAACCGCGAACACTCATAAACTCGGTGCGATATTTTTCTTCGCCTTCTGGATTGGTTACTTCTTCGTCAGAAATTAACTCCCATTCTTCTTCGTTGATGTACTCAGCCTTTTCGCGTAAGTGATTAAGCCACGCGTCTCCTTGTTCTTTGGTTATTTGAACATTCTTAGCATCCGCAACTACTTTTTTTTTTAACTCAGCAGTTTGAACCGTTGGTTCAACAACAACAACTTCATCGTTGAATGGCGAGTTCATTTCGATATTTATCTCTCCTAAGATTGGAGTAAAAACTCTTTCAATGATTCTTTGATATGGTTTTATAACTTGGTTGTTAAATATCTCCAACCCAACAACCATTTCATCTTTGTTACTTCCGAAACCTGTCGTGTCGCGTATGCCGTGAATCAATGGAGAAACAACACGGTGTCCTACCATGATTTGCTTTGCTGTTTCTTCACTTAAAAACTGATATTGCTTGTCCGCGTCCGACAAAGGAAAAGATTCGATTTGTGGAGCGCGAGCAGGATCTTCGTTGAACGTCATCAAGAATTTTCCAGCGTTGCTTGCACCGCTCAATCTTGTTTCCCACTCACGACGTATTGCCTCACGTTCTTCTTTCTGCGGTATTCCGTTCAAGAAGTTAATTATGAACGAAGGAAATAATCCGTTCAAGATATTGTTGACGTGATACATTCCCATTTGATAGGACAATTCAACGTAGTTCAACGCTCCGAAGTAGTCAGGCTTTGCGTAGTACGAACTTCCAGCCATCATTCCATGCGCGTAAATAACTTGACGTGGTTGTTCTTGCGCGATTGAAGGATTGAACGCAGGAATAAATTCGGGTTTACCTTTTTTGCTTCGTGTGTTTGCCCAATCTTTTGAATAGAAAATTCCTGTAATATCGTCCTCGTCTTTGTCGTATGCAAGTCTGCAATTTTCGAAAGGCAAGTGATTAATTTGTACAATGCGAGTGAAGTCCAACGACCATATAACTTCAGCACAAAATGAACCTTGAAGTTTTAAGTCGAAGGCAATACCTTGTAAAGCGTTGTCGAGAATCGTACCCGTTCCTTTGCCCTCAATCATATATGCAATTGAGTTCGTCAACGCGTTATGAATAGGACTGTTGTAATAAAGCGTGATTAGGTGCTGCGGAAATAAATTGTTGAAACCGTAGTCAATCCAACCCGCGCGATTCTCTTTTTCAATTGCTTCAACTGGTTCGTATGCTGATAAGTTTATTGCTTGAATGTTGCTCATATTATGCACCTGTATAAATTACGTCGACAGGAATTGTCGGTGAAGAAACGTCAAAGAAAATTGTTCCGTCTTGAAGTATCATTAAACTCTTTTCAATCAAGCCAACGACGGAAGCGTTGGTAGGATCTATATTGCTGCTGCTGTTTTGACCATACACTTCGTAATGATAACGACCTGCATCGACCAAACCAACGGTTGTAAGTCTTATTTTAGTCACGCGTTCGTTCTCGTTTATTACTTCGACCACTTGCGCGAGTTGTTCACCTGTCATTTCGTAAGTCATGACAAGAAGGTAGTGAGTAAAGGCAACGTTGAAATAAGCACGTCCTTCGTCTAACGAAAGATACGCGTATTGATTCGCTGTATTTGTGTTGAGATAAACCATTCTATCTTTCCTTTACGTTAAAATTACATCACAGAGGAGCGCGTTGCTCCTCTATGTGTAAAAGTTTTTTTATTACGCTATAACTGAAGCAGGCGCACCGTTCAATTTGTAAGCGCGCTTTGCAGCTTCGTGAGTGAACGCTAATGTGTAGCCGTTCATGTCACCCAAAACCGTTCCTGTTCCTGCTGTTGAAGTAGAAAGGTCTGCTCCGTACTCATAACCAACAGCCCACCAATTGTTGTTTGTGTCGTTTACAAAAACAATTACGCGAGCTTGCGCAACGTTTTGCAATTCAAGACGCTTTGCAGCGGTTAATTTGTTCAACATGATGTTTACCGTCTGCGTGTAGAAAATAGTTCCTGCATCACGATTGAAGTTGATTGTTTCTTCGAAAGAACCTGTTTGAGTTGGTAATTCGTAAGTGTACAAATCTGCATCTGTTGGACCAGCAATTGCTGTGATTACTTCAGAACCGTCTAATGTTATACCTGTAACTAAATTTTGATCCAACAAAACGATTTGCTTAATTCCACCGATGCCGTCTTTGCAATCGAGTGTAAAACCTGCGCTTAATTCACATGCCATATTTGTATGTTTTTATTAGCACAAAAGAGGAGCGGTGTTTAGCCGCTGCCTCTCTATATGCAAGGGTTAGAATGGTTGAATTATGCTGTGTATTGATAGAATGCAATCTCGTTTCCGAAACCGTATTGAACACCAGCGAAGAAAGAACAAGCGAAACGAACGTTGTCAGAAAGGTCGTATTGGTACATATCCAAAAGTGCAACGTTGTTCCATTGGTCTAACAAGTTAGTTCCAAAAATCAAGTTCGACTTCTGATAGAAAGCCATTGTGTCGTCAGACATTCCAGGACATTCGATAACGTCATACTGTCCCTGCCAGTTCATTACAACTGATTCTCCTTGATAAAGGTAGTAACCACCACCAAGACCAAGAATCGCGCTTCTGTATGCTTCAGCAACGTTAGAAGAAACTGCGATTACAGGTTTCTCAGTTGCACGCTTCACGCGTGTTGGAAGTGTAGCAACAAGTTTCGCCATTTCGTCAATAACGTTTGCAGAAGTGATTGCTTCTGGATCAGCAACGTCAAGAACAGCAGCGTCAGCCAAGAACAATGTCTCGAAACCTGCGTATTCGCCAGAGTTAGCGTTAACACCCTGCCATATCAAGACCTCGTTGCGAGCTGCAACACCTGCTAAAACGTTAGCTATAATAGCGTCGCTCAATGAAGCGTGAAGTTGTCCGTTTTGCTCAGACTTTGCTTCCCAATCTGCTAAGAAATCTTTCTTGCACAATTGTCTGTGAACTTGAAATTTCTCAAGTGTCAAGATACGCTCGGTTAATGTAACCGTTCCAAGTGGAGTAAAGTCACACGTTGGAGCTTCGAAAGTAACGTTGTCAACGAGCTTGCGAATAACTTGCTTGTATTCGATGTTCTCTCTTATTGTAACCGCAGCCAAAGACTCGTTACTTAAAAACGCAGCGCGGATATATCCTGCCGCTTCACGACCTGC